GAGCGGCGAGCGAGCGCCGAGGCACGGCTGGCTGAAAGAGGCGAGTACAAAACGAACCTTGAGAAATTGCTGTTTGTGGCTGCGCCCGAGGCGGAGAAATTCACCCAAATCGACTGGCAGCGCTTAGCGGCCGAGAACCCGGCGGATTATGTCCGGCTCACCGCGGAGCGCGACGCGCTGCGTGGTCGGATCGGCGCTATCCAAGGTGAAATCCAGCGGATCGACTATCAGTCGAACGCTGAACGCGAGCAGCAATTCGGGCAATTCCGCGAGCAGCAGGCGCAACTTCTGGCGCAGAAGCTCCCGGTTTACGCCGACGCCGAGCGCGGGCCTAAGTTCGTCCGTGAGCTGACCGATTATCTCCGGACGCAGGGCTTTACCCCCCAGGAATTGGCCGCGGTCGTCGACCACCGGGCAATCCTCCTGGCGGAAAAAGCCATGCGCGCGGATCGGGCGGCGGCGGCGCGCAACGGCGCCAATACGCAAAAGGCGCCGCCTCCCCGGGTGCAGCCGCCCGGCACCAAACAGCGTTCAGACACCTCAGCCAGCCAACGCCGCAACAACAAGCTCGCGGCTCTTGAACGCAGTGGTTCCGAGCGGGACGCGGTCGCGTACCTGCTCGAGATCCTCTGAGAACACCGCCCTAAACGCCGCCCGGGCAGCGGCGCCCGCCAGCGCTGGGAAGCGCCGGCATCCCTCTGATGGAGCCTATTTATCATGGCAATCGTACCAGGAACCGCCCTGACCTACACCGGCCAACCGGGACTCCAGGGTCTGCGCGAAGACCTCTCCAATATGATCTACATGATCAGCCCGGAGACGACGCCGTTCCTCAGCAACATCGGCCGCGAGACGTGCGACGCGGTGTTAACCGAATGGCAGACCGACTCGCTCGCCGCCGCCGATGTCGCCAACGCCCAATTCCAGGGCGATGATATCGCCACTTTCAGCGCCGCGAGCGTGACCGCGAGGCTCGGCAACCGCACCCAGATCATGCGCAAGACGGTGATCATCTCGGGCACGGTCGACCGGGTTAACAAGGCCGGCCGCAACACCGAGCTGGCGCTGCAGCTCACCAAACGCGGCAAGGAACTGAAGATCGACACGGAGTCGATCCTTCTCAACAACCAGGCAAAGGTCACCGGCGCCGTTACCACCGCGCCGACCCTGGCCGGCGTGCCTGCCTGGATCAAAACCAACACCAATCACGTTGGTACAAACCCGGTCGGCGACGGCAGCAATGTCCGGGTCGACGGCACCCCCAGGGCCTTTACCGAGGTGATGTTGAAGGACGCGCTGAAGCAGATCTGGACCAATTCCAGCGAGGAGCCGGATGTGCTGATGTGCGGCGGCTCCAACAAGTCGGTGGCATCGTCGTTCACTGGCGGCGCACAGAAAACGGTGGATGTTGCTACCAAGAAACTGACGGCAACCGTCGACATCTATGTCGGGGACTTCCACACGATCAACATCATCTCCAACCGCTGGCAGCGTCCGCGCGACGCTTTTATCTTGAACTGGAACTACTGGGCTGTCGCCTGGCTGCGGCCCACCAGCCAGGTGCCGCTCGCTAAAACCGGCGACGCCGAGAAGCGGATGCTGATCCAGGAATGCACATTGATCAGCAAAAATGAGGCAGCGTCGGCGGGCATTTACGATTTGACCACCCCATGACGACTTGCTAATTTCCTGGTCCCTCGATACGCTGTTTTCTGGCGGCGTAGCGAGGGATTTGGGATGGCATGTTCGGTCGATGGGTGCGATGGCCGGGTGTTCTCGCGGGGCATGTGTTCGCGACATTACAATCGCCTTAGAACTACCGGCACGACAGATAATGGGCCAAGAGCAAAGCTCTCTCTAGCCGAGCGCCTATGGCGTCAAGTTGATAAACGGGGCCCTGACGAGTGCTGGCCATGGATCGCTAAGAGCCTTATCGATGGGTATGGCGTTATCGGGCGCGGAGCGAGAACTGTCGGCAAAGAACTGGCTCACCGTGCCGCATGGATTGTGACCTATGGTCCTATCCCTGAGGGGGAAGGCTACCATGGCTGCGTCGTAATACACGATTGCGACAACCGCCTTTGCTGCAACCCGGCGCATTTGTATCTGGCAACGCAGGCTGACAATGTTGCCGACATGCACGCGAAGGGGCGGTTCTATACCGGAGAGCGCCCACGCGGATCAAACCATGGCAACGCCAAGCTGACCGAGGAGATGGTTCGCGAAATCAGAGGTAGCGCCGACAGTGGCGCCGCTCTCGCGCGACGGTTCGGTGTAGATCGCAGTACTGTTACTAGTATACGCGCCGGCAAAGGCTGGCGGCACGTCGTCGTCGACAACGTGGATAAAGCGGAGGGGGCACACGCCGGAGAGCGCCACCATAACGCCAAACTGACTGAGGAGATGGTTCGTGAAATCAGGGCCGCACCACACGGGTCGCACGCCCTGGCGGCGTATTATGGGATTTCCTACGGAACGCTGAAGGATGTCCGTTCTGGTAAGAACTGGCGTACTGTGAGCTGATCTGCCTACCACACTAAACCAACCAGGGCGGTCTTATCGCGGGCCGCCCTTTTCTTTTGGGACAAGTCCATGCCGATCCTGTTCGACGTCGACCCCGAATACGGGGCCTACGAGACATTCGACTACGACGAAGACGATGGCCGCGTCAGGATCCGCCGGATCTGCGACGTGCAGCCGATCATCGACCGCAACAAGGAACTGCAGAACCACGCCGACTGCTGGAACGAGGCAAAAGACATGCGCCTTGCGGCCAGCATACCGAACGAGGTAGCACTGATGTGGCTCAACGATTACGGCATCAACTGCTGGCGCAAGGAGCACTGGCCGGCGGTAAAGAAATTGCTCAACTCGAACGAGTGGAAATACCTTCGTACGAGTACGTTTTACCTATGAAGCCCGACACCAACAAACACCGCCTCTACAACGCGCTGAAGCGGCTGGTGACCGAGGCGGAACACGATCTGCCGCAGGACAACATTCCGAACGATGTCCTGTTGTGCGTGATCCCGCTGGCGGCGATGGAAGAGGCTTACGCCGCGCTGCGCTCTGCCCGCCTCAACCGACGAGACCCCGATGTATCAAACGCATAAGCCTTCAGTTTTTGCGGGGTTTCCGCAATTTCAATCGGCAGATTGCTATCGATTTGATGTTTCGGTGAGGAAGGCGGGGACAAATGCCGCTTGATAACTACGCGAATTTGCAGAGCGCGGTGTTGGAGTGGCTGGCCCGCCCGGCCGATCGGCTGCTGGTCGATCATGTTCCGGATATGGTGACACTTTTCGAGGCTGAAGCCCGCCCGCGGCTGCGCACGATCGGCGGCGAGGGGATGGAGATCCTCTACACCTCGCCCGGTTATCCGGACCTGGCGATGCCGGCGGACTTCGTCGAACTGCGCCACGCGATGCTGGTGGATCTCGCGGTGCCGCTCGATTTCATGGCTCCCGCCGCGGCGGCGCGCACCGTCTGCGTCGCCGGCATCCCGCAGTTTTACACGATCTACGGCAGCACCGACGACTCGGTGCCCTGCTCGCCAGGCGGCAGCAACATCCAGATGCGCCTCACGCCGCCGCCGGACAGCAGCTACACGGTCAGCGTGACTTACCTGCGCTCGCTGCCGCCCCTATCGGCGGACAACCCGACCAACTGGCTGCTGAAGACATCGCCCACGGCGTACCTGTTCGGGACCTTGCTCGAGGCGGCGGCCTTTATCGGCCACGACGAGCGCGTGCCATTGTGGGCACAGCGCCGCGAGGCAGCATTTGCCGCATTGGAACGCGCCGACATCAAAGCGCGCTGGGGCGGGCCATTGCAGGTGCGGCCGGACATGGCGATGCGCGTCCGGGGCGGGACGCTGTAGGTGGCGGGTCCGCTCGCAGCAAGGGGATAACTCATGACGAGTGCGACTGGCGCGCTTGCTCGCGGTCATGCCCAGAACTTGTCAGCGAGGGAGCGACTGATCGTCGCCCTTGATGTTCCGACTGTCGCGCAAGCGCGTCAGATCACAGATGCGCTCGGCGATAACGTATCATTCTATAAGATTGGATCGATCCTGTTGCTTGCCAACGGACTGTTCGATTTTGCCCAGGAGCTAAAGAAAAAGGGCAAAAAATTCTTTTTAGATTGCAAATTTTTGGACATTCCCGATACCGTGCGCGAGGTCGTGCGCGTGGCATCCAAACTTAAGATCGATTTCATCACGGTGCATGGAGAACGCAAAAATATAGAGGCTGCAGTTGAGGGCCGCCATGGGAACCATTTGAAGATTTTGGTTGTGACGCTGCTGACAAGCTATACCGAAGAAGCCTTCCAAACTGAATTCCACACCAAAATTAAGCTTAAGCGGTTCGTGTTAGAGCGAGCAACGCTAGCACACCAGGAGGGGTGCGATGGGGTGATAACATCGGCGCAGGAAGTCGAGTGGCTTCGACGCGCATTACCCGACGATTTCCTTATCGTAACTCCTGGCATTCGCCCGGTTTGGACAACCGAGAATTATCACAATCGACGCGGGACCCCGCGTGAAGCTATCCTACGCGGCGCCGATTACCTGGTAATAGGTAGGCCGATAATCAATTATCCTGGTAAAAAATACGCGGAGGCGGCACAACTCATAATCGCCGAAATAGACGAGGCATTAAAAGAGAAATATTCTACCTCCCACGCTGCCAGTATCCGCAGAAGTCGACTGAAGGTTTGTTATGCTGCTATTCCGGAGCAGGTCCTGTTAGGAGCGGGGCCATCGCCGGGTATGGCTCCGAACCGATTCCCATCGGTCTAACTCTTCTTCGTTTTGCGGATGGTTCATGACTAACGTTCCTGGGACATCATAGCACATGACCATCGTACCGTTCCCAGAATGGCTGCCCGACCAGCCGGATTTCGCCAGCGCGGGCGCGCCGGTCATCAAGAACTGCGTGCCGGCGACCAAGGCCAGCTATGGCCCGATGCCGACGCCGCAGCCCTACAGTTTCAACACTCTCGATGCCCGCTGCCAGGGGGCCTATGTCATCCGCGACGCCAGCGGCGCGCCCTATGTCTATGCCGGCGACGCCACCAAGCTCTACCGGATGCCGCCGGCCTTCGACTCGTTCTTCGACGTCAGCCGGGTCACCGGCGTCTATACGACGCCGTCGCCTGCGGCGGGCGGGTTCTGGTCGATGACCGCTTTCGGCAACCGCATCATCGCCAGCAATTACACTGACGCGATCCAGAGCATGCTGCTCAGCGATACCAATTTTGCCGCCCTGTCGCCCGATGCGCCAAAGGCCAAGTTCGTCGCTGTCGTAAAAGACTTCGTTTTCGCCGGTAACGTCTTCAGCTCGGCCGACGGGGCGGTGCCTTATAGAGTGCACTGGTCAGGACTTGGGCAGCCGGATCAGTGGCCCCTCCCGGGCTCGGTAACCGCGCTGCAGCTCCAGTCAGATTATCAGGACCTGCAGCAACAGGATCTGGGCGCCATCACCGGCATGCAGGCCGGGTTCATCGGCGCCAGCGACGTCGCGATCTTCTGTGAAAACGGGCTCTGGGGCGGCAACTACGTCGGCCCGCCGGTGCTGTTCAATTTCCGCGTCATCGCCGGCGCCCCGGGGACGATGTCGCCTCTCTCGATCGTGCCGGGCCGGATGCGGACGGCGGCGGGCAGCGCGGCGCAAGTGGCGATGTATTTGAGCGAAAGCGGCTTCCAGGCATTCGACGGCACCGCCGCCATTCCGTTTGGTGCCGGCAAGTTCGACCGCGAGTTCTTCCGCGAATTAAACGGTAAGTGGATCGGCTATGTCCAAGGCGTGTCTGACCCGACGAGCAACCTGATTTACTGGGCCTTTGCCTCCGAGACCTCGGCTGACGGCTTGTTCGACCGGCTGCTGGTCTACAACTGGGACCTGGCACGCGCCGTCATCTGCGAACTCGAGGCTATCGGGCTCGTCGACCACCGCAGCGAGTGGCTGACCCGGGGCCTCTTCGGGCAAGGCTACACGCTCGACACGATCGACAGCTTCGGCGACCTCGACACCGTCCAGCCGCCGTTCGACGACCCGTTCTGGGCCGGCACGACGGCTGGCCGGCTCACCACGTTCGCGCCCGACCACCGCCTCCACACCTGGGTCGGTCCCGCGATGGCGCCGACCCTGGATCTGCCCGAGACGCAGCCGTTTCCCGGGCGCCGCGCCTGGGTGACGAACGCCCGGCCGCTGATCGACGCCCCCGAGCCCGGCGACGATACTGTGACCGTCCAGGTGGGCGCGCGGGAGCGGCTGTCGGATGCCGTCACCTGGTCCGCTCAGATCCCGGTCAACATCCTGGGCGACTGCCCGCAGCGCACCACCGGCCGCTATGTCCGGATGCGGTTCGCCATGACGCGGGGCGTCAATTTCCAGGCGCTGCAGGGCCTCGACGTGGACATGGTTCCGGAGGGCAAGTTGCGATGAGCGCCAACTCGCCGCCCGCCGCCGTAACTGTATCGGTGGCGCCGAGCGATGTGCAGAGCAACTGGTGGTCCTGGCTGCAGTCGATGGCGACGGCGATCAATCAACTCGCTGCCTGGGCCAACCGGCCGCGACTGGCGCCCCTCACCGTAGATACGCTGCCGGCGGGTGTGCTCCCCGGCACGCTGGCTTACGTGACGGACAGCACCACGTCCACGGGGGTGGTCGGGTCGGGTGGCGGCAGCACGCCGGTGCTGTGTTGGTTTAACGGCACCGACTGGATCATTTTCTCGTGAGCCTGACGACCTGGGAACCGGGGCCGGCGCCAACAGCGCTCCCCGGCGGGGCGGTCGTGCGCCTGCCGCCGGTCGAGGAGCTGGCCCTGCGCTGGCGCGAGGCCGAGCCACTCATTGCCAAGGCTACCCGCCGCACCGGCTGTTATGAGCCGATCGACCTCCTCGCCTTGGCGATCACCGGCAAGTTCGGGATCTGGTTTTGCGAAGCCGAGCCCGGCCACCTCGATGCTGTGATCGTCACCGAGGTGGCGACCTATCCCCGCCGTCGGGTGCTCGAGGTGCTGTTCGCCGGCGGCAGCAACATGCGGACCTGGATCGGCCCAGCGGTGGCGGCGATCGACCGGCACGCGCGGGAATTGGGCTGCAGTCACGTCGCCGGCATGGGCCGAGCGGGCTGGGTGCGTGCATGGGGCGCCGAATTGACGGGGGACGTGATCATGGTCCGGGAGCT